TTTTTTTTTTTTGTTTATAACACCTTCCTCTTAACAGCATGTCAAGAGGGGTGTCCCCTGGCCTTCGCCAGGAGCAGTTAATTAAACAAGGGGGGTGTTATGTACAACAACTAGCACGATCTCTGTACACGCGCTGGAAAGGGGGAACATAACAGTGCAGTGCGAAAGCTACAGTTCTTCCGGCTTAGGGCGGTAACCGGGGGGCCTTCTAGTGTACGAACGTAAAGAATGTCCGCTGCCCGGGACACGAATGGCTTTCGTATTCAACGCCGCCACTGGGTCGTTGAAATGAGAGTAAGTCGGTCCCGAAGGCGCGCCGAAAGAAGCAGATGGCACATGGTAATACTCGGCAATTGCTGAGGCCACTGATCCACCAAGTGAATGGCCAACAACGAACTGCGGAGTGCCACCGCCTAACTCTGCTATAGCGGCCATGTATCGATCAGTCCAAGTAGGCTTATTGACAGTTGCCAAAAACCCGTCGAATAGATCAGACACGTGGCGCACACCGGCGACATATAAGGTTACCCCGTCAAAATACGCCCCTCGCCTGGAGGCGTAAGCCATATTGAGCCCCTCCGAATAAGACAGCCCGGTCGGATCGAGGCCAAAACGACCCGGGCTGTTTCAGGCCCCTACATACCCTGCTTTGTCGCGTGACATGCCGTTAACCTTGACTGGGCCAAACAATGCGCGAGCCATCTTCTGCTGGGCGACGAGCCACGCGTTTGGACTGCCGACCCGTAGGGGCTGGGACAATGGTTCCAACACCGAACCTGGCGTCGGCATTATCTGTATGACCGTGTCATAGGTGATAACGTAATTTGGTGAAACGCTCCCGGTGCCCGTCGGGTTGATGAAGATCACCGTGGGCTGGTAAGGGTATGGCACATCGTCGGTGGAAGTGGAAAACACCTCCGAAGCCCATGCAGTTAAGGAAAGGGCATCAGTGGAGAAATCAGCTGAGCTCCTCTGGACAAAGCGCAAGGCGTCTGGGGAATTGGCAACGCAATGGACGCACTTGCCGTTGACCAACGCCCCAGCACTGATGGCTTCGCCTTCGTCCGCACCGACGATGACATTATACATGTCCCAGTACCTCGCCGCAGAATTAGGCTCCTGTAATCCCTTGGGGAGCCTTCTTGCGTATATCGTGCCACCGACACTGGCGAGAGGATCGGTACAGGTAATTGATATGCAATGCTTCAATATCCTGAACCTCGTCCCGAAACCTGAGGTGGTGGTGGTAGTCTGTTGATCTGCGGTGAAAAGCGCGCGTATCCTCGGGGCAAAATGTCCTGCTTGCGCAGGTGCACTCAAATTGTTGGCGGCGGGCTTGCCTGCCTGCAAGTACGCAGCGCCAAGAACATTCAGCCAAGGGGCCACGAAGATCATCGCGGAATCTCCATTGGTAAAACTCGACCCAAGCGACTGCACCATCGTGTTGCAATGGAACGTGATCGCCTGACCGGTAACCATGCTTGGAGCAGTATACGGGATGAAACCATTCTTCGGTGGCCTTTGCGCGCGCTTCCTCGGAACACGCTTTGGTAGAGCCTTCTGCTTGGGAGCAGGCCTCAAGGGAGGCGTAGCTTTCTTCTGCTTGTTCTTCTTGCCCTGCCCCGACATGACTTGACAAGAAAGTACCCGTTTTGAAAACGCGCGGTGCGATTTCAAGTGCTAGTGACCACTGCCCAGGCAACGCCTGAGTCTAAGAAAAGGCAAGGGAGTGAAAGGTGAAACATGATCAATCACAAAGAGCCTACAATGTGAGATCAATTAAAACAATCGGCCACGGGAGAAAACCTCAACCGCGGAAAGAGCACTCCCACGCCACCAGCCGAAGCTGGACTCGTGTCTTGTAGGACCCAGGAAGGTTTAACCTGATGTTTGAAGACACCCCTGTCTCACTGCCAATCACCCGACTACGTGTGCCCCCGTAAAATTGAAATGGCGATGGTAACGTTCGCAACTGGCATTAGGGCATTGGCGGTTGAATTGCCCGTGTTTCCCTCTGACGGCGTGTACATGCGCGTAGCGGGTCCCACACGCAACGCAACTGTGTGTGTGCCACTTGCCATTTTGCCTGTTTTGAATGTACGGTCGCGTATTCACACCTTCGGAAGGCATGCGTGTGTCGAGTTCGTTAGTGGTCCCAAAATCGCCGTCTGTGGCGGTCAGTTCGGCGTATCGCTTGCGGTCTGTCTGGCAATGCTGTCGAAGATTGTCCGGATTTTGCACAAATGGTTTCCCAACATAATCGGGTCCAAAAGTAAACGGTGGATCCGGAACAGCAGCTTTCCTGGCTGGGCAATCGGCGAATCTCTTGTGCCGGTTAAAGCTGCGTAAATTGTCGTACAGCTTGCCGCAGTCGCAAACGTAACGTTTGTCGGTGCTCGCGCCTGGATCCTTGGAATCCACTTCTGGCACGGCCTTCGGCTTCACCTCCGGTTTCTTAGGCCTTCGGTTGCCGGTGTCAGCACTGCTGTGCGTATCAGCTTGTGCTGGCGTTAGGGGATGCGGCTTCACGCCTGCGTCCCCACCACGTGACTCACTCCCGCCCACCCCAGAGGAGCTTGATGCGGTTTCGGGTTGCGAACCCATACCAGCTAGGTTGACTAAGCCTATTGCGTGCGGCCCAAAAGGCTCGGGCGTTGCCGCCACGAACACGCTGCTGGGTAGTGGCACTTCAGGGCATAAGCAGTGGCTCAAGCGGATACTGCCTACGTCCGCGGCGAACGGAGAGTTCCCCATGGTGCCATCTAAAACCACACTCCCTGAGGCAGCAGCGGGCCCCGTAGCCATCGGGTGCCCTAATCCCCGGGGGTTGCCTAAGCCCCCGGTTCCTTGCTCGTGCGCGCCAGTCATAGTGACCGGGAGCTCCCCAGCGCTTTGCACGTTAGCGCCGTTCGACTTCGACCCACCCACGGCATCGCTGCCGCTACCTCCGTTGTTCGTCTCAGAAGAGAAAGAGATGGTCCCGCGCCCGGACCGGTCTGGAGCTGGAGGATGGATCACTTCAGCAAGCTCGCCAGTAGAGATGCAGGGCGTGCCTACATCTATGCCAAGCTCTTTAGCGACACACTGGTGCACTGGATAATCTTCTATCAGCGTCGCAGGATAGGCCCTGTGCGTCTCGGAGAACTGCATTTCGTACCATTCTTCATCTGCTCTTTTCCAAGCAGCAATCTCTTCTCGCACTTGTTTAGCGGTCATATGGGGGTAGTCCTGCCAATGACCATCTACGTAGGCCCCTTTGCCGAAATGCGCGATTTTAACCATAACGGAGCCTGGAACATCTTCGGACACGTTGGCGTAGACATCCAACCGCATCTGATCGAAACTCACGTCACCATCAGTGACTGTTCCCAAGGCACCGGCTTTCCGCTCTGTGTTTTGCAGCCTTTTATCATCTGCGGAATATTTGCTGCCTTTCCTAAAAGCACGGTGGCTCATCTTTGAGCAAACATAGTCGAAACAAGCCCTGCAAAATTGGCGAACGACTAATGTGTGGCGTAAAGAAAAGCTTCTCTGCCACAAATCAGTAGCAATCTGCCTCAGCTCGTCGTCACGCAATCTCACATCACCCTCAGAAGACAAACGATCTATCTTGAAAGCTATCATTCGGCCCAGGTTACGGTTGGGTTTCGCAACATGGTAATAGGTCTGCCCACACTTGATGTGATAGCGGCTAAGGACTTCGAGGCAGTTGGGTTCCTTGAACGAACTACTTGGTTCAATGAGCTTATGCATTGCTTCATAACAGAGCTTCATATGCTCAAAGCTTTCGTAGTCGTCAACGCCCACCAAAGCTGCCTCATCGTCGCCATCTCCTGCGTCGATATCCAACTCGCCCTCCAACAGTTGCAGAAACATCTCCCTACCTTTCTCCTCGCCATGGATGCGAATAAGTTCTGCTCCACGGCAAACCAAGACTACTATCCTGTTGCCGATGGAAGTGAAGCGCTCCCCTGAAAACAACAGGGCTTCGATAGCATCCATGGCAACTGTTAGGTAGGTGAGTACCCATTTAAGTTTCCGCTTCTCTGCGTGGGCCGACAGGACGTTGTCGACTACGGAGATTTTCTGCCTGATATGTTTTTGCAAGGCCCCCATCGCTTTGCTCATGACCTTACGGACTCTGCCGCGGTCTTTAAGGGTCCAGCTAGAGTCCATGGCAGAATAGTCAAGCGACACAATCCACCACTTGGTTTTCTTTGCTGACCTACAAAACCGCTCCATGCGCTCGTCAATTTCCTCCGGCGTCATGCCCTTAACGCCAAGATGCTTGAGGAAAAGCTTGAACAGGCGCTCGATAGGCCCAACCACGGGTAGTTGCACTCCGGCACCCAGGGGCTTTTGATGTCCTATAAGGCGCATATGCTTGGTCAAGGGCAACATCAACTCCTTAAATTTGTTGAAACCAACATAAAAGGGTTGGACAGGGTTGCCTTCACCTTCTAACTCGGCCACCTGCTCTCCGATGATGTCTTTCAAATCCTGTGTCCAGGCCTGTGGGTATGAATAGTCCAAAACCTCATCCATGACTGCAGGATCGCGTGCCAGCATGGAGTAAAGATGTTCTCCCAATATGCCGGCCGCCATGTCCAGTCTGGCCTCGGTCGTTGTGTCTGGGGCCTTCAAGGTCTTACCAGTGACTGCGGACTTTAACACCCTTAAGTGCCTGTTCACTCCGCTGACTTCATTCTCTAGGCAAGGTTTCGCGCAGGGAATAATGTCGATTATCTTCGGTGCCACAATCACAGCGGAGATCATCTCGTGCTCGTCATCAGCATCGGGCAGAATACCGGGATTCATATGCCCTCGTTCGACGGCTTCTTGCAGCTCTCCCTGGGTGCGCACTTTGATAGTGACGGACTCCCTCAATTCGTTCGGCTTGGCTTGCGCTACCCTCCTGCGCAACGCGACGTATTCGTCTTCTTCTGGTACTTTTCCCCCAGAATCACCCTGAACCGATCTTGGCGCAAAATGCGCTACGGCACTCCCTGTATTAGAGCCGGGATTGGTCGCAATAGGCGACCGTCCTGACGCCGAAGGGTCATCGGGCGTGTTTGTAAAATCATCTGGGGTCCAGTCATCCAGATTTGGTCGCTGTGCCACGATAGACATATTAGCGTACGCAACCGCAACTATTGTGGCAACAAGTTTGTACGCTTGGATGGCGAACTCCGAGGCTTGGCCCATCGAGTCGTTGACTGCATTCCTGGTACGAGAAAGCGTCGGCAAGGCTGCAACAGCATCATGCGCCGTCTTCTCTTGCTCCGCAGCGGCCACGTTGTCACAAATGCACTTGTAGGTCTGCGCATCTAAGCGAAATGTGACTATGTAGCGCTCAGTGCCATAATACCAGTAGCTCCAGGATGAGACTTGGAACCAATTAGCATAGCACTGGAAGCACCCGGAACGCACATGGCTACCCTCCAGCATGGAAATCTCAGCGGAGGTGAACCATACAGCGACATCAATGTATCCGGAGTTCTTACCCACGTTAGGCAACGCATAGCCTTCTTGAAACAGGCGCATGCTGCCAAATCGCTTGAGGTAAACATGCCAATCCCGCGTCAATTTGTGGGTGCTCGCGCGTGCGTAGCGTGGTGCCGGCGCGAAAGCGCGCTGGGGCACCCCCACGAGTTTGGGACAATACAGCAGCTCCTTGCGGCCGCCGCTGGTCTTATGGGCAGTGGAGCCCCCCCACTTCGCCAAGTCGTCCTTAACAGACTTCGGCCCTCCGACATGAATCACGCGGTTGGCCGCCCCCAACGTTGCTCCGACATCGCACGACCCGGTGGTGCGTGTCATCGCCCCGCTGCTAGCCATTTGGGGAGCGAAGCTGAACCAGAGACAATGATATCAATCCGGTTCTGGGTGCTAAGAAGGAAAGAACCCCCTAATGCACCGAGCGCAGACTCAAGAAACCTGTAAGGCAAATGAATCTAAA